GTTTTGCGCGCGTACCCGCGAAATTAGGTAGGGGGGGGGTAGGCGCATGAATGCAAGGAAGAAAACCAAAACCAACGGCAATAAAGTTGCTGGCTGGCAACCCAGGCAAGCGCGCGCTGAACCATGCAGAGCCAAAGCCCAGAGTCGTGTTGCCTCGGCCGCCGGAACATTTGAGTGATGATGAAAAAGCCAAGTGGAAGTTGACAGTCAAAGAGCTGTATCCACTCGGCTTGATCACGACAATCGATAAGGATGCGCTCGCGATGTATTGCGTGATCTTCGTACGTTGGCTGAAGGCTGAAAAGATGGTCCGCGATAAGGGCGAGATCATCAAGACCGCTGCAGGGAACATCATTCAAAATCCATATTTATCGATTGCCAATCGCGCGCTTGAGCAACTCAATAAACTAGGCACTGAGTTTGGCATGACACCTAGTAGTCGATCGAGAGTCAAAACAGACTTGACTGATCCTGATCAAGAACTTGAGCGCATGTTATTTGGAACGAGAGTGAGAGTAGGACAATGACTGAAGAATTAACTTACATCGCCGAAAGTCTGTGTCCACTGGCTGTACCGATTGAAACCCTGCACGAAGACCCCGCCAACGCGCGCGTGGATCATGATGTGGCACGCATCGCGGCTTCGCTCAAAGCTTATAAGCAACGTAAGCCTATCGTTGCCAACCGCTTGCAGGATGGGAAGATCGAGGCAGGCAATGGCACCTATCGCGCAGCGAGGGAGCTGGGTTGGAGTCATGTGGCCGTGGTCTTCGTGGACGATGACCCAATGACAGCCGCAGCGTTTGGAATTGCGGACAACCGTGTGGGTGAATTCAGTCGTTGGGATGAAGATGTATTGCGCGAGATAGCCAGCACCACTGGTGATTTATTTACCGGCTTCGAACCAGCTGAATTGGAGGAGCTGGTGGGTGTTTCTACAGAAACAAATCCCACCGTGGAGGATCCCGGTCCGGAGCTGGACCTGGCTGAAGAGCTGCTCGCTAAATGGCAGGTCAAAGTTGGACAGGTTTGGTTGCTTGGAAAGCATCGGCTGATGTGTGGGGATTCAACGATCAGAACGAATGTACGACGGTTGATGGGAGAAGATCTCGCAGAGATGATCTGGAGTGATCCGCCTTGGAATGTCAATTATGGTGCAGTGGAAAAAGGAAACGTCCAAGGCTACAAAGTACGCACGATCAATAATGACAACCTCGGGCCGCACTTCGATTTCTTTGTCGAAAAATTTACCGGCCTGATGATGGAATTCAGCAAGCCAGGCGCGCCAGTCTATGTAGTGATGGGCGCCCAGGAATGGCCATTGATTGATCGCTGGTTGCGGACCCGTGGATTTCACTGGTCTAGCACCATCATCTGGTGCAAGGATCAATTGGTTTTGTCACGAAAAGATTATCACACACAATACGAACCCATGTGGTACGGCTGGAATGGGGACGCAGCGCGGCTGCAGGAATTGAAAGATCGTAAACAATCTGACGTGTGGTTTATTGATCGCCCAAAAAAGAGTGAGGAACATCCCACTATGAAACCACTCGAACTGGTGGAGCGATCTATGACGAACTCCAGCAAGCCTGGAAATATTGTGCTCGATCTATTTGCAGGATCCGGGACAACGTTGGTTGCATGTGAACGATTGGGGCGAGTCTGCCGCACGATGGACAATGAACCGAAATTTGTAGCAGTCACTCTGGAACGCTGGTCCCAGATGGTTGGGGAACAACCCACCTTGGAGGTGACGTGAGGGGCAGAAAACCAAAGCCTAGTGTAATAAAAGAACTCGAGGGGAACCCGGGCAAACGCGCGGTGAATGAACAGGAGCCAAAGCCAGATGTTGCGATTCCAGAATGCCCCGACCATTTGAAGGGCGTGGCACGTGAAGAATGGAAACGACTTACCAAGGAGTTGCATGCGCTGAAGTTGATCTCGAAGATCGATCGTGCGGCGCTGGCGATCTGCTGCACCGCCTGGGCAGATTATGTGAAGGCGTGCAACAAGCTGCATATCCAAGGTGATGTGATCATCTCTGACCTGGGCGGCATGTACCAAAACCCCTGGGTGGCGATCAAGAAGCGCTCAATGGATCAGGTAATGAAATTCTATGCAGAGTTCGGCATGTCACCATCGAGCCGGACACGATTGAAAGTAGAAACGCCCACCGAAGAAGATGAGATGGCAGAATTTTTATTTGGCAAAAAAGTGAAGGTTGCGAAATAGCGTGAATGACAAAGTCAACGAAGGAGGTTCTACATCCTGCTGAACAGTATGCACAGGATGTAATCAACGGCAAGATCGTCGCATGCAAGTGGGTGCGCCTGGCATGCGAACGTCACGTGCACGACCTTGAGCATGCGCATGAGCGCGGTTTTTACTTTGATGCAGCAGCAGGCCAATACGTTATCGACTTCATTCAAATGCTCCGGCATTCCAAGGGGAAGTGGGGACGTGGGAAGGGTGACTTTATCCGGCTCGAACCGTGGCAACAATTCACGATCTGGGTGGCGTTTGGTTGGATGCGTGCCGATGGGATGCGGCGCTTCCGTGTTATTTACAAAGAGGTCGCAAGGAAGAACGGAAAATCCACAGAGGCGAGTGGTGAAGGTTTGTATCTGGCGTTTGCAGATGGCGAACCAGGCGCGGAAGTATATAGCGCTGCGACGAAACGGGATCAAGCTCGCATCGTGCATAAAGAAGCGATCCGTATGGTCCGTAAAAATGCTGGGCTGCGGAAGTACATCAAGGTCTATAAAGATAATCTCAATCTCGAAGCAACCGCCAGCAAATACGAACCGTTGGGAGCTGACTCGGATTCTACGGACGGACTTAACGTCCACGGAGTCGTGGCTGATGAGCTCCATGCCTGGAAGTCGCGTGAGATGTGGGATGTGCTTGAGACTGCGACTGGCTCGCGTGAACAGCCAATGATCATCGCCATCACTACGGCTGGCATTGACCGTCGCAGTGTGTGTTATGAGAAACACGAATACACCCGTAAGGTACTCGAGGGCTGGAAAGACGGATCATTCGAAGACGATACCTGGTTCGGCATCATCTACACCCTCGATGATGGGGATGATTGGCGCGATGAAAGCGTGTGGATCAAAGCCAACCCCAACCTGGGAGTCTCAAAATATATCGAGGATCTGCGTATGAAAGCCAAGCGCGCCGAGCAGATGGCAGCGGCGCTCAACAACTTCCTACGGCGTGAGTTGAATGTGTGGGTGCAGGGCGAGATCAAGTGGATGCCGATGGACCGCTGGCGTGAGTGCGCAGGTGAAGTTCCTGCCTTGGAAATGCCCAAGCGGCTGAAGGATATGACTTGTTATGGAGGCTTGGATTTATCAAGCACATCAGACATTACAGCATTCGTTATGGTCTTTCCAGATGACGATGATTACATTGACGTGATCTGTCGCTTCTGGATCCCGGAGGATAACATGCTGATCCGCACCCGCGATGATGGTGTGCATTATCGACAATGGGTTGAGCAGGGCTATATCGAAGCCACGCCAGGGAACGTGATCGATTATGACTGGATCTTCGAGCAGATCGAAAAGGACCGCGAGATGTTCGATATCGACCAAAGCGCCTTCGACCGTTGGGGAGCAGCTCGTGTGGTGCAGGTACTCGAAAAGAAAGGCATGACAATGGCACAATTTGGACAAGGCTTCGCGAGTATGAACCCACCCATGAAAGAGCTGGAACGTTTGGTGCTTGGTAAAAAGATACGACATGGCAACAACCCGGTGCTCACATGGATGGCTGATAACCTGGTCGCACGCATGGACCCAGCCGGGAACATCAAGCCAGACAAAGCTGCGAGCCGCGAAAAGATCGACGGGATGGTAGCGTTGATCATGGCGATTGACCTAGCATTACGTCATCCGGAAGTTAAAAGTGTCTACGAAAAGCGCGGCATGCGGATGATCGGATAAGCCCAAATGCTCGCTAATAAATTACTTGACTTTAGTCGCATTGAGAGGGGTAATGAAGGTAACAGGAGCCACTATGGACCACACACTTGAGAGTCGAAATGCACTGAAAGAATATGAGCAGAAACAAGCCGAGATCGCAAAATTGCTGAAGCAGATCACAGCTGGAATGCAGAAGCATGATCGTGATGCCAGTTGTCAGGGTGGTCACAACTGGTGCCACGTGGGGGATCTGGCAAGTATTGCAGAGACGCTGACTGGTATACGCGACCAACTGCACCACACAGGCGAATACGTCAGAGGATAAAACCACCCTTGACAAAACAGAACGTTTGTTCTAAAATCCTAAATGACAAGCGCTTGGGTGCCCCCCTCACCCCGGCGTTTGTCGTTTAATATTTGAGAAAGCAAACATAACAGCTTGTTTGACATAGAACAAATATTCTGTTATAGTAAATTTAAATAACTGGCTAAACAATGCGCGGCATGCTCTTAAAAAAGCGGTGATATAATGAAAACTCGTGTTTCAATAATTGTTTTCATCGTGAAGGGGCTTCTTATGAATAAGACCAGCCGCACATTCCAGTTGTATCGGTTTCAAATACTGCCAACTATCGTCGAAGAACAATTAGACCTATTTTTCCCTCAAAAGCAAATATTGAGTTTAGAAGAATTAAAGAGCAGAAAAAATGAATTTTTTGCTGATGTAATTCGGAATCTAAATGAATTCCATCATCCACGAGCAGAACTAACTCATCAACTTCATGAAGTTAATGGGTACTTTGTTCTGAAAATTGGTGCAAATAGGAGCTTGACCAGATTTACAAAGGATTTTGAAAAGGAGGAAATTGACAACTGGCCGTCCGTCTATGTGGTTATAAATAATGATCCAAATAGCCAAATGATAGCGATAGAACTTGAAGAAGAGGCTTTTTATAGAACGTCAACAGTTTCCAATATTCTAATCTCAAATATAAATGACAAACTCCGTAATTACAGATTGACATTAGAAGTACTTCCCACGTTTGTAAAGAACGAATTTTGGAATATTGTTAAAAGTCATACTAATCGAATTACAAAGACGCAATTTTATATGGTTGCGCCTAATTTAGCTAATATATCTAAAGGACTAGAATTGGATTTAGGAGAAATAAAAAGCAGAACGAATTCACTACATACGAATGTTTCATTGCAGGCCCCAAATAAGGAGTCGTTGACATTATCAGAAAGTGACAGTTTCACTAATAGTCTAGTTAATTACGCTTCGGAAGGAGGGGGAACAGTACATCTGAAAATCAAGGGGCTGAGAAAATTAATTAAAACAGAGGACAGTATCAAATCAACCGAAGTAGATGAGATATATTTTACTGGCGAGAACATCCCGGAAGATTTGGTTGATCAATTAAGGAAGATGTTGCAATGATGGAGCACGCAAAAAATATAAGTTTGTTCCTTGTGGTTGGCATTTTGATTACTTGGCTGGATCATCAACTGCAATCCAATTTCATTTCAAAATTTTTGTCTGAGAATTTGATTACATTATTAATTGCATTAGTGGCAATCAATACAACTACAATAAGTGTTGTGTTGACTAAAATTCGAGAAATATCAGATCAGCTTGGAGGAGATTTTTCTCGAACGGCTAAAGAGATGAAAGCTTCTATTGCTGAACAAATCGCCTTAGTAGTTCTTGCTCTTATCACCCAAGTAATCGGATCAAGTTCATTGATCAGTACGAACTATCCATTAGTGACCTTCATTACCGAAGTAATCTTGGTTGCCATCTTCTCGTATGCTATTTATATTTTGTATGACACAGCAAATAGTGTCTTTGTGATTTTGCAGTTCGAAAATCATAATACATCCAGAAAAGATAATAAATAGAACTGTATTCCCAATATGTCCAAGTAGAAGTAAGCTACTCCCTTTAAAAACTCCCTATTGACATATTAAATTCAAAATGCTAAACTATTTTTGTGGTGGGCGACTTGCCCCCCTCAAGCCGCTCGCCACATTTATATAATTTATGCAGTCCTGGTGTAGACCGGGACGCTAGTCGGAACTGATGCGCCCGACGACTCACATGAGTCGTCGGGCGTTTTTGTTTGCACATAACAGGAGTAATGATGGCACAAGAAGCACCAAGATTTCTATTGATCGTCAAACAGCCGCGCGGCTTGATCGTGCGAGATACTCCGCGAGCAGAGTCGGATGGCTCGATCCGGTTGCGCACAGAAGCAGTGGGAAAACAATTGCAAGCCTACAGCATTCATAACATCAATGGTGTGCCTTACGCACGCCTCGTCCCGCAAAACCCGACCAAGCCTGAGTGGGTCCGCGTGAGGGAAGCGGATGGCAGCATCGAATATGTGGATGTGATCAGCCTGGAAGAAGTGCCGAGCGCTTTGGCTGAAGCCATTCATCATTTAGCGCGTGCGATCGAGACATTTAAAGCGTAATGGCACCAGCATCCAGCAACGACAATCTGCTTCAGCAGATCGACGACTTACTTGAGCAAGACGATCTCTCGACCAAGATCGGTCTCCGTTTTGCTTTCACAGTCCTGCGAGATGCGATGACCGTGATCATGAATATGAAGGATCGCGTCAGCGCTGCTGAAAATGGCTATGTGTCCATGAGCAAAAACATGTCCACGCTTTCTACGGACGTGGACGATGTCAAAAAGAAGGTTAATGTGATGTGGCTCGGGTATCAGATCGGCGTCTGGGTTGCCACCATCTTTGGCGTTTCGATGATCGGGTTGATCTGGTCCTTGTTGACCGGCGCAGCCACCATCACCTTTGGAAAACCATGACGAATAACAAAGGCTTGATGATCGCCGGTGCCTTGATCTTGGCGGCAGTTTATATCCTCAGCGATGAGGAAGGTCCGTTCACCGTTACCTTTACGCTGGATGCCCTGCCGCATTCCCTGCGTAAACGGATCGAGACGGTTTCGGATGGCATGTTGATCACCGCCACCCGCATCACCAAGAATAGCGATTTCCCGTTTTCGAATTTATCTGAAAAGCAGTTCGAAGGCATTGTGGTCAATCGAATGATGACCTTCTTCGGACTGCGTGAGAAGTGGAGCAAGTCGTGAGTGTCCAGGAATCACAAGTAAAACCCGCTGCCCGTTTCAGCAGAAACGACCTAGCTTATTGGGCTGGGCTGCTTTTTTTGTTTGTGGGCGTCGGGCTCGTTTTCGGCTGGGGCATGGCATGCCTGGTCTTGGGTGCGGTGCTGACCGCAGTCAACATTGCCACCAGCTTTTTTGTCACCTGGCTGGCGGTCACCGTGAAGGAGAAGAAGTAAGTGTTACCGAATCCAAGCATGGTGCAGAAACGTTTCCATCCCAGCAGTGAGCCACCTAGCTGGCTGCGCTCTGCGTATGGGTGGGACACGAACAGCGGTGTGGAAGTCACGCCTGAGACAGCTCTGCAAAATATGAGTGTACTCTCCTGCGTGCGGTTACTTTCAGACGTTGAAGCAATGCTGCCGCTGATCACCTATAAACGCCTGGAACGTGGGCAAACCCGCGCTCATGATTATTACCTATATCCCATTCTGCGAGAAGTTTCCAACCCCGAGATGACTGCCATGACCTATCGGCAGACGATCACCGGACATGTGGCATTGCGTGGTAATGGACTCTCCGAGATCGAGTTCGATAATGCCGGGCGGGTGAAGTATCTCTGGCCGCTCAACCCTGACAAAGTCCGTCGAATGGAACGCGTCAATGGCAAGCTGGTTTATATCTACACTTTGCCCGATTCAGTAGGCGGTCAGGATGTGGGGCTGCCCTCAGATCACATTCTGCATATACGCTGGTTCACCACCAATGGCTTATGGGCATTGAGTCCGATTCAACAGTCACGTCACTCCATCGGCATGTCAATGGCTGTGCAGGAATATATCGCGCGTTTCTTTGGCAACAACGCTGAGCCAGGCATTGTTCTCAAGAGCGATAAAGAGTTGAGCGACAAAGCCTATTTACGCATCAAGGGTGATTGGGAAGCGCGTCATCGTGGGCTGGAGAATGCTCATCGGCTTGCCATTTTGGAAGACGGTTTGAGCGTTGAAAAACTTGGGGTCGACAACAAAGATTCCGAACTCTTAAGTATCTTGCAATATGGTACCGCCGACATCGCGCGGTTGTATGGTATCTCGCTTGATATGCTGGCGGAAAGCGATAAAGCTGCGACGTATGCCAGCGTTGAACAATTCGGGGAACGTTTTATCAAGTACACGATGCAGCCCTGGTTCGTGCGTTGGGAGCAGGAGATCTCCCGCAGTTTGCTAACCCCAACCGAACGCAAAACCTATTTTGCTGAACACCTGGTGGATGCCCTGCTGCGTGCAGATCTGGCAACTCGTTACACCGCTTTCGTGCAAGGTATAACCACGGGTTTCTTATCCCCCAACGAAGCCCGTGAAAAAGAGAACATGAACCCATACAAAGGTGGTGACGTGTATCTCGCTCCGCTCAACTTGGCGACTATTGATCAATTAAGTCAGCCGGTTGATGGAAATAACTCTACTGGATTGCGATACCTCGGTGGAGCAGATGCGCCAGTCATTGAGACACGAGCCACTGCTGCTACTGTTGATGATCGTGAGTTGCGCTCCAATCGCTCAGCGGCATCACGCAGGCGCATGATGTTATCGCAGCGCAAGGTCTTCCGCGACACGGCGGCGAGAGTCTTACGACGCGAGATGCGCGATGTGATGGATGCCGCCAAGAAGAGCTTAGGCAAGCGCGATGCGCAATCAATGGATCTATGGCTCAACCAATATTACCAGCGGCATGAGGAACTGGTGCGACGTCAATTCACACCGGTGATGAGCGCCTATGCCGATATGGTAGCTGGTGTGGCAGGCGATGAAGTGAATGCTACCGATGGACAATTCAACGACCAGGTGGACCGCTTCGTGCGTAGTTACATCAACATGTACGCAGCACGGCATGCCGGTATCAGCTTGGAGAATGTTCGCAAGCGGATCCAGGCAGCGCTGGAGACTGAAGACCCGATCGCTGCATTGGATGAGTCACTCGATGCATATCAGGATGTGCGTGCGGATGAGATCGCACGGCTGGAGTCTACGCGTGAGAACAATGCCACTGCACGCATGGTGTATGTGGCGGCAGGCTTCGTGAAGATCCGCTGGCGTTCGTTCAACAAGTCCTGCCCGTATTGTTCCAACCTGGATGGCGCCGTGGTGGGCGTCGAACAAACCTTTATTGCTTCCGGTGAAAGCTACCAGCCGGAAGGTGCTGATAGTCCCCTGCGAGTTAATAACGATATTGGGCATCCGCCCGCCCACGATGGCTGTGATTGCATGATCACAGCATGGAGATAACCATGACCAAGAAAACCTTTCAATTCCCCGAGACCACCGGTATGCAGACCCGCTTCTGGAGTCTCGATGAACTACGAGTCGAGATGCGCGCCGAGAAGGCGCCGACGATCAAAGGACATGCCGCACTGTTCGATAACCGCACTTTGATCGGCAGTTCATTCTACGAAGAGCTGCAGGCAGGCGCCTTTACCAAGACCATCACAGAAGGCGATGCGCGTTGCTTGTGGAACCATGACATGAACTTCGTATTGGGGCGCGTGAAGAGTGGCACACTGCGTTTAAGCGAGGACGATCAAGGTCTACTGATCGATTGCGATCCACCGCAGACTGCCCTGATCAATGACATGGTGCTCGAGCCGATTCGCCGCAAGGACGTGGATCAAATGTCGTTTGCGTTCGACGCGGTCCGCACAGAATGGATCGAGCAGGAGAACGATTATCCGATCCGCAGATTATTGGAAGTGAAGTTGTACGATGTTTCCCCCGTTACTTTTCCTGCCTATCCGGACACGTACGTGGCAGTGCGCAATGCACTGACCGCGGCAGGGATCGATTATGCGGTCCTTACACAGGCGATCACGCGTTCGAAAAGCGGCAGTATTACTGCCGACGATCGTGCGCTGGTGCGCACTGTGATTGACAAATTGAATCAGTTATTCCCAGTCTCCGCGCCGACCGAGAGTCACCCGGAGCAGAGCGACAAGATTGATCCTGCGCAGGTACGCATGAACAATCTACGCCGCCGCTTGGAACTCGCTGAAATCGAAAATTAATTTAAGGAGAATACCATGACCGTACGTGAACTTAAACAAAAGCGTGCCAACCTGGTCTCTCAAGCGCGCGCGATCCTTGAAGCTGCCGATGCCCAACATCGGGCAATGGTGCAGGAAGAAGAGAATCGTTACAACGCCTTGATGGATGAAGTGGCTACGCTGAAAGCGGATATCGATCGGCGCGAGCAGCTCGAAGCAACCGAGACTGAACTCAACGCCAGCGAAGCCCGCTCCACACAATCAGATCCGGGTGATATGGGCATCAGCGGTGCGCAGGATATGCGTGGGCTGGAAGACATCCCCGAGCGTTATCTGGCTCCAATGCGCGAAGTGCGTTCAAACCCGCAGATCGATGAGACTGTGCGGGCACGTTATCAAGCTCGTATGACCCCGGCATATGCCAATGCCTTCGGCGCCTTCCTGCGTGGTATGGCAGTTCCACAACTGGAACGCCGCGCTCTGGATGCCAGCACCGATATTTCCGCGGGCTATCTCAAGCCGCCGCCAGCCTTTGTCGCACGCCTGCTCAAAGCCGTGGATAACTTCCTGTTCTTCCGCCAGCCCGGTTGGGCGACGGTTATCCCCGTGATCGGCAGTGATTCACTCGGGGAAGTGAGTCTCGATGCGGATCCCGACGATGGTGAGTGGACCGCGGAAGTCAAGAACATCACCTTCGATAGCTCGATGGCATTCGGCAAGCGTGAGCTGCGCCCGAACCCATTACGCAAAGGTATTAAGGTCTCACGCAAACTCCTGCGCTTACGCCCGGATGTGGAAGGCATGGTCATTGACCGCTTCCGCTATAAGTTCGGCGTCACGCAGGAAAAGGGGTTCCTCACCGGCAATGGCGCCCGCCAGCCGTTGGGTGTATTCACTGCCTCTGTCAATGGCATCAGCACCGGTCGCGATGTCAGCACTGACAACACGACCACGGCGCCGACCTTCGATGGTCTGACCAATGCCAAGTACACACTCAAGCCGCAATACTGGCCCACTGCCAAATGGCTCTTCCATCGTGATGTTGTGAAGGTGATCGCCAAGATCAAGAATGCCGTCAACGGCGATTACATCTGGCGCGAGAGTGTGCGCGCCGGTGAGCCCGATCGTTTGCTCAACCTGCCCATCTTCATGTCGGAATATGCGCCCAATACCATGACCACCGGTCTGTATGTGGGTATCCTCGGCGATTTCTCGTTCTATCACATCGCCGATTCGCTGGATATGGAATTCCAGCGTTTGATCGAGTTATATTCCGAAACCAACCAGATCGGCTTCCATGCCGGTTTGGAAACCGATGCGATGCCCGTGCTCGAAGAAGCTTTCGTGCGCGTCAAGCTCGGATAATTGGAGGAATCCATGACCAACCTAATTAAAAATACAAAGTTGATTTTGGCGAAGGCTGGACAGGCGACTGGTACCAGCACGATCACCACCGACCCGATCGATACGCAAGGCTTTGACGGCGTGATGATCTTCGGGTCAATCGCAACCGTGAACGCGGGTAACTACGCCAAGGCGCGCCAGGGTCAGGTCTCTGATATGAGCGATGGCGCCGATCTGACCGGCACCAAGATCGTCCCCGGCACGAACGGCAACTCGTTCTGCATCGATCTGTATAAGCCCACCGAACGGTATGTGGATGTACAGGTGGTGCGGGCAGGCGCCACGACCGTGCTCGGCGATATTTATGCGCTGTTGTATGAAGCGCACAAGAAGCCGACCACCCAGGGCGCGACCATCGAAGCTGAACTGCACGTCTCTGAGCCGGAAGGCACAGCGTAGTGCGATCGTAGAGTACCGATTTTGGATTGGGGGATGCGGCCAACGTTGCATCCCCCAATGGAAAAGGAATAAACCATGTTTATCAGAATGTCGACAACCAGCGCTGGACCGGCTGGCGTCCGCGTGGCAGGCAGCGTGCACGAGCTGCCGGATAAAGAAGCCAAGGAACTAATCGCGGGCGGGTATGCCGTGGAAGTTAAGCGTGAAACGCTCGCAGAACGCGCCACTGCCAAACCCGCGCGTGAACGCGCCACCGCCAAATCGACCGAGGAATAATCTGTGAACCTGCGCGTGATCACGCCCCCTGCAAGTGAACCTGTTTCTCTGGAAACAGTCAAAGAACATTTACGCATCGATCTCGATACTGAGAATGCGCTGCTGGAAATGTACCTGGCGACCGCGCGCGAGAAAGCAGAAGGCTTGGCATGGCGGGCGTTCATCACCCAGACGTTGGAATTGACCCTGGACGAGTGGCCCGCAGATGGTTTCCTGAAGCTTCCACGTCCGCCGTTGCAGTCCGTGGTTTCAGTGAAGTACCTAGACAAAGATGGTGTGGAAGCCACGTGGACCGATTTTCAGGTGGACGCACGCAGTGAACCGGGCAAGATCTACTTTAGAAGCACGCCCTCTACGGCGTTGTATCCATCCGGAGCGATCGCAGTACGTTTTATTGCAGGCTATGGCGATGCACCCACGGATGTGCCACAGACCATGAGCCAGGCGATGTTGATGCTGATCGGGCATTGGTATGAAAACCGTGAGGCGACCACTGGCAACAATTACCAGGTGTATGAAGTGCCACTCGGACCGAAGCGCGCGCTGATCAACGAACGACCGGAAGGTTTGGCGTAGATGCCCGCAGCAGGCAAGTACCGACACCGCATCACGATCACGGCGGCGCCCCCTGAGACACCGCGCAACAGTTTTGGTGAACGCACCACCACAGGCGACACGGTCGCTGCTGTATGGGCAGACAAGATTGACTTGGGCGGCAGCGAAAGCGTGGAAGCGAAGACCGAATACGCCGATGTCTCGACCCGCTTCGATATCCGTTATCGGACGGGGATCGAAGCGAAGATGTCCATCAGCGAACAGCCGCATGGCACGGAATATGACATCGTGGCGGTGATCGATGCGAATGGTTTGCATAAGGAATTGCAATTGTTCTGCAAACGAAAGGAGAACCAGTGAGAGTCAAGATCGTTCAATCGAAACTGCATGCGGGTTCGATTTATTTGAAAGATGCCAAGCTGGAGCTGGATGACAACCTGGCACAGCAACTGATCAAAGCGCAGATCGCCGTGCAGCTCGACCCCAGCGAAGCATTAGATGCGGCGCCAACTGGAACATCCATGCTGAGAGTCCGATTTACCCGCGCGGAAGTGATCGAAGGCGCGGTGATCTTGAGAGACACCGAGCTGGAAGTGGATGCGGCGCTGGCGGAACAACTGATCGCGGCGCAGACCGCGGTGGCGTTGGATCAAGATGAGTTAGTGTTTACGCCGGTCTCTGAGGAAGAGCCGGACGAGGAGTAACGTATGCCAAGAACAACTTTAACCAAGAAGGTCGCACTGGGCACGCTCAGCACGCCCTACGCAACCCCCGATGCCGCCGACCTGACGATGACAGCGGCAGATATCTCGAACCTAAATCAGTTCCTTGCCAATGACAATGACCTGATCATTGTGCACAACACCGGCGCATCACCTTATACGGTGACGGTGACCAGTGCACCTGACCCGATCTTTGGGCGCACCAAGGATATTGCCACATATTCATTTGCAGCAGGTGAATATGGCGTGATCGGTCCGCTGAAGCAGGCAGGCTGGATGCAGAGCGATGGATATGTGTATCTGCAAGCTTCGAATGCTTCGGTGAAGTTCGGCGTGGTGCAGCTCGGGGCACAGCCGTAGGCGATGGCACGTAAAGCTCTACGCGGTGCAACGATCCGCGGGTCGCTCAGCATTACGGATGCCTCGTGGAAAAAATTGCGCGGTCAACTCAAGGAGCTTGAGAAAGCCGCCCGCAAGGAGATCATGGAAGCAGCTGTGCTGGCTGGCGCAGAGATCGTGAAAGATGAAGCCAACCAACACGCGCCGGGTCCGCACATCGAAGTAGCGCTCGATAAGGTGACAGACACCAACGCGATTGCCAAGGTTGGACCCGATAACGAGCACTGGCAATACCGTTTCGCTGAGCTGGGCGCGACTCCGCATGAGATCACCGGCGCACCGCTGGTCTTTCAGGGTAGAGCTGGGCTGATCGTGACAGGATCAGTTTCACATCCAGGCAGAGCCGCACGTCCATTCCTGCGTCCAGCGATGGAAAGCAAGAGTCGCGAGGTGCAGCAGACAATGGCAGATGTGATCGAAGAAGAAATGCGGAAGGCTGTGTAATGGATATCGAAGAAGGCTTGGTGATTTTCATCGAAGCGCAAGTCCCCAGTGCAGGCAAGGGCTATCCGTTGGTGGTGCCGCAGGACCTGAGCGGCTGGGCATACCAGCGCATTCCGAACCAGGGTCAACAACTTGCGCATGGCGGCAAGACCGGGTTTGTGCGTGGACGCTTTCAGATCACGGTCACCGGTGGCGGCGAAACTCCGTATGCCGATGCCAAGGTGAAAGCCAATGCCATTGAGAATGCCATGCATGGTTATAAAGGTTTGATGGGCACAGTGCCAGTGGATTACTGCAACGTGCGCTCCATCGATGATGACTGGGCTGAGGCACAAAAGCTACCGGTGCAGCGGCTCGATCTACAGATCAATTATCGCAAGTAAAGGAGATTGTTATGACTTCAAAAGGTGGTTTTGGTTTAACGGTCAAGATCGATATTAGTGGCACGCTCACTGCATTGGTTGACCTGCTCGAGGGAGAGATCCCAGAGTTCGAAAAGTTTCTGGCGGAGATGACCCCGCACAATGCGACCGGTGGATACGCTAAATGGGTGGCGACCGGCAAGCGCAAGATCAATGAGTTCAAGGTAACACTTGGCTGGGATAAAGATGAAGCGACGCATACCGCTGTGCGGGCTGCGTTCGATAGTTTGAACCCGGTCAACATGAGCGTTGTGGCACCAGATGGCACGGATGAGACGATCGCATTCAGCGCCCACGTCAGCAAACTCGGACGCATTTCTGACCAGGAAGATGGTTACAAGTGCGATGTGACGATCCAGCCGACCGGCGCGCCGACGATCACGCCATAAGAGGACTCCATGACCAAGTTAACTCGTGAAGATTTTTTACAACCGTTCAAGCCAGTGATCAAGGAAGTAGCTGTGCCGGAGATCAAGGCTGGCGGCGTTGCTTATGTACGCTCGTTCTCCGCAGGCGACCGCGGAAAATTGGAAGTGCTCGGCGCACGCTACAAAGACAAGAAGAACTACGAAGACACACCGAAGATCCGTTATCTGGCGTGTGTGTTGGGCATATGCGACGAACAAGGCAATCGCATCTTTCAGGAGAATGAACTGGATAAGATCGCGCAAATGTCATCCATCATAGTGGACCGCTTGTCTGAAGAGATTTTCAAGTTGAATGGACTCGATAAGAAGAAGATCGAGGAACTGGAAAAAAACTCCGAGAGCGCCCAGGTAGAAGATTCGCCTTCCGCCTAGCCCTGGCGCTCCAACGTCTGCACGTGGATGAGATGCTGGCAGAGATGACCAGCATAGAGTTTGCTGAGTGGAATGCGTACTTCAAAGTTGAGCCGTTCGGGAACGTAATGCAGGATATGCATTTTGCCACACTGGAAGCGCTGTTTAGAAATGCCAACCTGCCCAAAGGCGCTTCAGCGGTGCATCCTAAAAAATTCCTGCTGAGCCAACAAAGTGAACGCGCGAATGCGCAGGATCTATGGAGCCGCTTGAAGAGCTGGGCGCTGTTCGAAAAAGGAAAAACGCAGAGTGATTGAATTAAGTTCGCTGGTCGCTGCCTTGACGCTCGATAACGAGCAATACATGAAGTCTCTCGGTCAATCAATGGACGAGGGACAATCTGTGGTTGACCAACTCGGCAACCTGGGCGGCGGCATTGTGACAGGCATTGGTGTGGGCGCCGCAGCTGCTGCTGCCGGTGGCGTTTTGCTGTTGGAGAAAGCTGCTGAAGAGGCGATGGCGGCTGAAGAAGTCACAGCAAAGCTCAATGCAACTTTAGCGAACACCGGTGATGTGACCGGCGTGACGGGCGCGATGGTGGATGAGCTTGCCAATCACTGGCAAGGGCTGACGCGTTTTGAAGACGATAACATCAAAGCGGGCGGTGAAGTGCTGGCGCGTTTTGATGAAATCAACAAGGATGCCTTTCCGGATGCGTTGCGCTTATCGCTCGACCTGGCACAGCGGTTGGGCATGGATGTACCCAGCGCGGCAATGTTGATGGGTAAGGCACTGGCAGACCCGGGCGTAGGTTTGATGAAGCTCAAAGCCGCGGGCGTGGTCTTCAACGATGAACAAGAGAAGATGATCGATACCATGTTGAAGTCAGGCGACCAGGCTGGTGCAATGGCATTGATCATGGATTCAGTTAATGAAAGCGTGGGCGGCGCTGCTGAAGCTGCAGGCAACACTGCGGGTGGCATGTGGGAACGTCTTAAGAATCAATGGGGCAATATTCTCGAATTGGCCGGGACAGGCTTATTGCCTCTCATCATGATGCTTGGGCAATATTTGATAACGTACCTCAACCGTCCGGAAGTCGCCACCTTTGTACAAAACCTAGCAGACAATATTGCGACGTTCGCACAGCAGGTGATAACGTGGATCCCGCAAGTGGTGATGTGGTTTCAAAATGCCTTCAGCTGGCTTGAGCAGAATCAAGGGGTGATCGTGGCTGCACTATCTGTAATAGGTGCAGCGATTGCAGCTTGGGTATATACGACGGTCATTCCGGCTGCGATCGCGGCAGTCACTGCGATGGCTCCGATCCTATTGGTGATGGCGGCTGTGGCAGCTGTGGCATATCTGGTCTACGAAGCCTGGACAAATAACTGGGGCGGCATCCAGGAGAAACTGACTGCAGTGTGGGCGACAGTACAACCTGTGCTGCAAATGTTGTGGGATTGGTTGCAAATCAATATACCCCTGGCACTCCAATGGCTAAGCAATCTCTGGACGAATACGCTGCTGCCGGCATTAACAGCGGTATGGCAATTTCTACAGACCTACATTTTTCCGATTTTGAGTGCGGTGGCTGAGGTAGTTGGAGCTGTATTGGGCAAGGCCTTAGAAGGCGTTGGTGCCTATGTTATGAATGTTTGGATCCCGAATTTTATGACAGGTTTCAATTGGATCCGCGACAATGTGCTGCCCATTGTGCAGGAATTGGCGAGTTGGCTCTCAGAACATCTTGGGCCGGCATTTGATGGTATTAGCGAAGCCATCAGTGGTGCGGTCGATTGGCTGCACGATCTCGCTGCTTCTATCAGTAGTCTCTCGCTCCCGGATTGGTTGACGCCTGGTTCCCCCACTCCGTGGGAGATCGGGTTGCTGGGGATCGGGGATGCGCTGAGCCAGTTGTCGCGCTCGAAATTACCGGCGTTCGAGGCCGCTGTGGCATTGAGTCCCATTTCGCCGGCCGCGAGCGGGATCGATCTGCAACCACGCACTATCGGTGTTGCTACAGAAACAGGCGCTGGAACTTCCGGTGCGATCAGTGGGGAGGCGCTCATGCAGGAAATCCGCTTGATGATCGCGGATTTACCCAATACCATCGCGCGCGCGAATCAAAACTCCCTTGAGAAAGTTATGGTTTCGAGGACCCAGTAATGACCGTCCCTGATGCCCTCCATGTCGAGATCGATTGCGGTACACCCATCCTGGATATGACTGGTGCGCCCATCTTGGATATGACTGGCGCACCGATCCTGGATACAGGTTGGGTTGATTTTCAGGCGGATGTTGTAACCGAAACACCGATCACGATCTTCCAGGGTCAACGCAATGGCAATATCAAGGACCGGGTGGCGGATGTGGGCACGATCAAATTGGTGGTAAACAACAGCGATTCGAACAGCGGCGGCGTAGTGGGGTACTACTCGCCTGACCATAGCGCGAAACGCTATTCGTTCGGTATTGGCTCCCGAGTGCGCGTGGGTATCACCAAGGACGCCGTGAAGGAATGGTTTTCACAAGGCCGCGTCATCGGCGTGGATCCTGTGCCAGGCTTGCTCAGCAACAAAACGGTGATGGTGACCGTGGCTGACTGGATCGAAGTGGCAGGGCGCGAAGGCTCGATGCCGCGCATCGCAGTCCAACAAAGTGTCACGGATGATCAGGTGATTCAGACCATTGTCGATGCTATGGACGATGCGCCAGTGGAAACTGATCTGGCAGTGGGCGCCTATACCTATCCATACTGTCTGACCGATGTGGAAGACGGCAAGACCAGCGTGCTCGCTGTTCTACAACGCCTAGCACAATGCGGGCTGGCGCGCATCTTCATTACGGGCGGAACCACCAGCGGCGAGATCCTCACCTATGTGGATCTCTACAGTCTACTCACGACCGCCGATGCCGTGGCGTCATTCGTGGATCAGCAAATCGATATGGGCGCCAGTCGTAAAGCCAACCGACGTGTGCGCCAGGTGACGACCACGGTATATCCACAGGTCCCGGATGCTGCCGTGGTGGTGCTGTATTCGTTGACAGAAGAGTTGTCCATCCCAGCCGGGCAGAGCGTTGAGTTTGTAGCGTTCTTCCGTGATCCGAATGGCAACAGCTCGCGCAGTATCGCGGCAGTGGCAGTTGAAACGCCGGTGGTGGGCACCGAGGCAGTATTCAGTTCGGTAGCTGGGTCAGGCTCTGGCAATCTGAATGCCTTTCTGGCGCTCAACACATTCACCGTGGGGAGCCGTGCAGCGTTTATCAAGTTGACAAACACCGGTGGATCATTAGGTTATCTGCAGCTGGATATCAAAGGCAAAGGTCTTTATCCGTACGACTCAATCACTTACAACGCGATCGACAGTGCAGTGAAACAGGGCGCTGGAGTGAAGGTCGATTATGACCTGCCCTATCATGCCAGCTACTATACCGGCAAAGAGATCGCCGACAACCTGCTGACGTGGTACGACGTCGAAGTGACCGATGTGCCATCTCTGGAATTTTTGCCAGTTCTGGATGATGACTCCTTTAACAAATTGATGGTCTGCAAGCCAGGCAAGCTCATTAGTGTCAGCGAAAGCGTGACCGGCATCGCTTATACGATGATCGTAATTGGACGCGAGATCAGAATCTGGAATGGCGGGAATTACATCGAGGAACGTTTGTTTATTACCCCGGCGCAGCAAGTGGAGAGCGGATTGTTTTTCACACTCGATACACTGGGACAAGATGACCTGGATGGCACCAATACCATCCTGGCATTTGGATGATCTATGGAAAAAGTTTACGCTGAATATAACTATGCTCGTTGGGTCGCCAAATGTCCCAGGTGCCTGCTGGAAGGTATACAGTCTGCGTTGGAGGTGAAGCCAGGTGATATCTTCGTCTGCCCGGAAGAACATCCGAATCTATTAGCGATGGCGCTTATACCCAATCCACGGATCGCTGGTGCGTTCAACTCTGTGGCAGACCTGGTGTTGCGGGCGGAAACGCTTCAAGCCGCCATTGCAGCGGGAGAGGCTTACGAGGTGATCTTCCCTGAAGAGAAAGCTGAGATCGAGCGCATCCTGCGCGTGCGTACCCGCGACGGTCGCAATTGGTGGCAGGGTGTGCCGCTTGAAGACCTGATCAACGAGAACATCGAACGAGGAGTAATGAATGCCTAGTACCTGGCCCACACCCCGAGTTTGGGTGGCAAGCGAACGCGTGAGCGCAAGCAAGATGAATGAAATTAGCACTGCTTTGGGCGTGCTCTTTCCATATGCCGCTGCAGGTGATATTGCCTATCGCGATCCCGCTGGCGCATATTTAAGCGCGCTGGCGAAGCCCTCTGTGAATTCGTTTCTACGTAATAAATCGAGCGGGGTGCCTGATTATCTTGCAACAGATAACATTCCAGGTTTGTTGCACAAATCCAGTTCAGCAGATTTTGCACCCGGTGGACAATCCTTCTCAGGCGGTTGGGCTGATATCTCTGGCGCCACATTGAATTTGACCTTAGCGTATACCTGCACTATCTTCATTTTCGCGACGATTACAGGATACAACGCTACGACTGGTCGTATTTTTTACGTGCGCGGCAACATTAATGGCACTGCTGATGCATCCCCAAATAATCAGAAAAACGGTGGGGGGTTTAGAAATGAGGGTCTTTCCTATTTCTACCGGCTTTCCGGTGTTGCAGCTGGTGTACGCACGATCAAATTGCAATGCCAGGCAGATACCGATCCGAATGTGGTTGATTCGGGCAGGTTGCTTGTAATGGCATATGTAGAGTAAACCATGAAAAGATGGTTCAGACAGCATAAGCAGCAACTGGCTATTGCAACGATCTGGTTGATCGCTTTTACGATGATATTTGGCTGTATATTTTGGCACCCGATTTTGTGGTTAATCTGGTGCGATATTATGAAACAAGTCTGTTGACGAGGAGCTAATATGCCACAATGGGATTCGTATGGTGCGTTGGGCACCCTGCTGGGAAACCTTACATTGCTAGGGCGAGATGACGGTCAGGCGTTGCCCGAAAATGAGATCAAAACTCTGACGCCCACCAAATTGCTGGAGATTTTGATTGCAGCAGGCGGCGTGTTTGGTAGTGCGTACAACTATCTAATTAATGGAGGTTTTGATTTTGCTAAACGCCAGGCACCTGGAACCCTGACCACGATTGCTGATAATAAATATTCAGCAGATCGTTGGCGTGTCACGCGCGAAAATGCCGACGTGCAATATATCCGAGTGGATGCTACATCTGAAAGCGGTTTGACATCCCGATATTATGGACAGTTCAAAAAAATCACAAACGCTGGAAAGCTGCACATTTGTCAGATCGTAGAAGGCGTGAACAGTGTGCCATTGCGCGGTAAGACTGTGATCTTTCAGGCGAAGATGAAAGCCAGTGGATCAAAGACCATTCGCATGGCTGTGTTAGAGCTGCAGAATGCTGGCACGATGGATACGATCCCTGCCACATTGGTCACTGCCTTTAATGTCGATAGCACAGACCCAACTCTGGGAACAAATGTGGCAGTGGTCACTGGTGCACAAAGTAAAAACGTGACAACCGCCTGGCAATCTTTTTCTGTATCTATAACCGTGCCGAACAATTCAAAAAATCTTATTTGTGCCATCTGGAGCGATGCTGACTTTGCAGCCAATGATACGCTCTCAATTGCTGAAGCAGGGCTTTTCGCTGCTGCCACAATCCAAGCCTGGACTCCTGAGTTACTGAGTGTACAGAATCAATTATGTAATCGGTTCTTCTGGACGACTTTTCCAAAGGATGTAGCGCCTGCTCAAGCCGCTGGACAAAGTGGTGCGCTTTCAAAAACTGCCATCAGGGCAGGCGCTGTAACGGATCAGCTTTCAAACCGTTTTCCAACACAAATGCGAGTGTCGCCAACAATCACATTCTTCAACCCTGTAGCTGCTAATGCGGAAGTGCGGGATGCAACGGGGAGTGTGGATTGTAGTTCTACGATTCTAGGCGCATATAGCAATCAGGACACAGTTCTGATAAATACGACGGGAAATGCAGGATCGGCAATTGGCAATGTGTTTCAGATACACATTACAGCGGATGCGGAGTTATAGATATGTATGAAATTATCTATGATCAAGGGTTGCCAGTTTGTGTTCTGCGTCTCACGGATGGAGCATTTATTCCAATTGCAGAAACGAACAAGGATTTTATTGAGTTTCAGGAATGGAACTCGCGGCAAGATCAACCATTGGATTACATAAATCCATTACCCTAAGGAGAATCATCATGAACAGAACATTGAATCTATTTGGAAATCTCGGCATCAAAAAGATACCCGCCTTCAACCCTTCGACCTACGCAGTCCGCAACCGGCTGCGCCTGGGCTTCTGGTGGGGCTGGCTGCAAGTGCAATTGGCGTGCCTGATCAATCGCACTTTTGGCATTGCGGTATTTACCAGCGAATTGCGCGGCAAGTACATCAAGCACAATGGCGAGGAGCACGACCTCGGCGTGTTGTCCAATCGCGTCGTGACATCTGTCGGCGTCGGTTACATCGTGGATGCCTGGCAGAACATAGTTGAACTCGAGAACATGAAATACCACGGCGTGGGCACCGGTGGAACCGCGGAAGCCTCGGGTGATACAGCATTGGTCACCGAAAGCACGACCGCACTGAACCCGGATAGCACCCGCGCGACCGGCTCACTTACGGAATCCGCTGCAAATGCGTTTCAGACCGTTGGCACCGTGACCTTCGACGGTTCAGCCGCGATCACTGAACACGGGATCTTCTCGCAAGCTGCGACAGGCGGCGGAGTCCTGTTCGACCGTTCCCTGTTCTCTGCGATCAACGTCGTCTCCGGTGACTCGATCCAATTCACCTACACCGTGACCTTCACAGCCGGCGGATAACGATCTGATCTATGGCTGCCCGTGGCAATTTCACATCGCAAGCCAACTCTACCGCAACCACCAGCCACGCTATCAACAAGCCGGCAAGTGTGGCTGCGGGCGATGTGGTAGTCCTGGATATTGCCTTCAATGGCACTCCCGGCACACTGACCTGGCCCACGGGTTTCACCGCTTATGGTCCTAATACAGGACAGAGCAACCCAAAAGTCTATTCAGCCTACAAAAAACTGGACGGCACCGAAGGCGCAACATTCACGGTCACCTCGGTCAACTCGGTCGCATCCGGGATGGTCTGCACAGCCTATACCGGCATCGATGCGTCCACGCAAATGGAGGCGACGCCGGTCATCTCGGATGGCGCGGCGGCTACCTCAGCAAGCGCAACTGGTATCACGACCGTCACCAATAATGCCATGCTGCACGTGGCGGTTGGGATCAATTCCGGCACTACGACCATCACCGAGAACAGCGCACTGGTCACTGAGATCGCAGAGATCGGCGGAAAGAAACTGGAAGCGAATGACGGCATTTTTGCAACCGCCGGCGCGACCGGGACCGTGGATTACAACTTCGGAGCCTCACGCGCGTGGGCTGCGATCGTCATGGCGTTGCGACCTGCTTCAGGCACAGCCTATAACCAATCGGTGAGCGGAGCCGTATCAACGTTGACTGGTGCGCTCATCAAGCAAGATAACAAAGTTTTGAGCGGCGCGATCGCTACATTGACCGGCGCACTTGTGAAGCGCGATAACAAGATTTTGAGTGGAGCGCTTGCGACCATTGCAGGCACAGCCAACAAGCGAACCAGCCGGGCACTCGCCGGCGCGGTCGCCACGGTTGTCGGCGTACTTGTCAAACGTGCCAACAAAGTTTTGAGTGGAGCCGTTGCAACTGTCACCGGTGCGTTAAGCAAACAAGATAACAAGATCGTCTCAGGTGCGGTCTCTACGATCGCAGGCACAAGCACCAGGCAGACCAACCGGGCATTAAGCGGAGCCGTTGCAACGATCGTAGGTGTGCTTGCAGCGACCCGCACCCGCCTGGTTTCCCTGAGCGGATCGATCTCTGTGATCGTCGGCACGCTTGCCAAACGTGACAACAAGGTTGTTTCAGGTGCGGTCTCCACGATCGCAGGCACGAACACCAGACAGATCAACCGGGCTTTGGGTGGAGCCGTTGCCACGCTTGTTGGCACACTGAGCAGTACCAAGGCATATTTACGATCGCTGAGTGGTTCCATTGGAACGATCACCGGTGCGGTTGCAAAGCGAACCAGTCGTTCAGCCAGCGGAGCACTGGCGACCATTGCCGGCGATATTGTAAAGCGCAGCAACCGGTCATTGAGCGGCGCGATCACTACGATCATAGGCACACTTAATAGTGCCCGTACCAGGTTGGTCGCTTTGGCTGGATCCATAGGTCTGATCAACGGCAGTATTCAGAAGAGCAGCAATCGATCTTTGAGCGGCACATTGTCTTTATCGGGCACACCCATCAAGCTTGCGAGCAAGTCGCTGGATGGTGTGATTATTGCGAGGGCCGGAACTGTTGCAAAGCAGATTAATAAACTAGTCGCAGGAAGTTTGCCAATCCTTGATGGCGCTTTGGAATATATCCATAATATTGCTGAGACCGTCCGGTTTGGGATCGCAGTGCTTTCCACAATGATCGCCGAGAGTGTTGGATTAAATGATCTGAAATTTGGTGTTGCTATGATCAATATTTCTACTATCGAATATGCAACGCTTGATGATACAACGGCATGGATGGCGGTATTGAGTGACACTGCGTTCGAAAGTGCGACCCTGGAGGATGAACCTTTATGAATTACTATAAACTTGGACAGAAGGTACGTTGCATCGTAAACTTCAAAGTCAATAATATACTGACCGACCCGACCGCCGTCACATGTAAAGTCATGAACCCGAGCAAGCAGATAGATACATATGTGTTCGGTACCAATGGTGAATTAGTTAAAGACAGCACTGGCATATATCATCTAGATGTTGTTGTTGACGAAAAGAAGCAATGGAATGTGCGCTTCGAAGGCACGGGCGTCTGCACAGCCGTGGAAGAAATCTCGTTTGGAGTGCAGTCAGCATTTCCGTAGAGATTCAATCATAGCTGTCCCTGCAGAACCTCGATCAAGCGCCGGATTTCATCCTGGGGCAAGCTGGATTGACTGCCTAATCTTGCAATCACATTCTCCACCTGGCTATTCATGAGACCGCTGTAAACCTGGTCGGTGATCAACATGCTGTTATGCATCACGTTCTGTGAGATCGCCTTGAACTCTTCGAGGTTGCGCGCCAAGTTCCGCGCATGCACAATATGACCGTGGCGTAATTTGTGGGGAGAAAGATACTCGACGCCTGCCTTTTTACACAACATGCGGATATCGTCACCAACCACGCTGGAGCGGCCCACGATCGCGCGCGTGGTCTTGGTGAGCTGTGTGCCATCGTTGTTGAGTGTGGCATACCAAAGCGCGTCCGACCCAAGTGCTCGTACTCGCTGATCCCAGGCTTCAACAATCGTCCGCAATTCTGGGATGGGCAAAAGAAAAGTCACGGCTGCTTTGTTGTTCTTGGTGTGAACCCCCAGCTGGGGAAATTGCAGAATACGATTTTGATGGAGATCCACACTTGCCACTGGTAGTGAGGCAAAGGCATCCGGACGCATGCCGCCGAGAAACAACATCGCCACAGCCACGCGGGCTCGTTCCTCGTGAAGTGTTTCTGCAGAAA